GCTTGTCTCCGGCTACGTAGTTCAAAAGGATGGGCCGGAAACGCTTGTCGTTCACTCCGAGAGCGTCAGCAATCCCGTCAATCTGCGGTTTTGCTGCGGCAAGGCAGTTGTCCAAATCACGATTGCGCTTGTCAGGAGCCACAAACACGATTGAGACTGGTATGTCTCCACCAGCGTCAGAAAAGCCGCTCATAACGGCGCTTGTGAGCAATGAAGCGCCGTTCCTGTAGGCTTGCTTAACTTGCTTTGTTACGCTCCAGTGCTTTCCGTTCTTTCGGTTAGGAAACAACGATGCTGGCGGGAAAGGTAAACGGATAATCAAGATTTATCCAATTTGTTAAAAAAATCTACACACCTAATAAACATTGTTTCAAGCACGTCATTACTTAAAGTGTATGGAATTGAAAAATGCATATCTAACCCATCTTTAGAGCACAAATCAAACTCCCAATATGTTTTATCTTCATCTCCGGTAGCGTATGCCCACGTTTCATGAAATCCGGGGAAATTAAGTTCCATGCTGCATTTGTCTCTATCTGAATCTTCATGAACTCTGTACTTAAATTCTTCCATCATTCAATCCTCACAAACCAAGTAAAGTTTCCACAACGGCAAAGAACCCTGCTAACCAAATCTGCGCCTTTTCTCTCAGCGTATCTCAGGCACTGTTCACGCTTTGTGCAGCCTTCGCCTTCGCAATGGATCACAACCAGCCTCTCGATTTGAACCACTCCACCCGTTTATCAGCGTCCTGCGCCTGAGTCCACTTTTCGCAATGCCCGTTAGCTGCCTTGTATGTCCATACTGGCAATAGATGGCAACGGAATAGTCCTACTTTGTTCACTTCTTTTGGTTCGCTTTTCAGGTGTTTGCAGGTTGCGCAGATTTGCATTTACAAGACTTTTTCGTATGTCTTTTCAAAAATATCCGGTTTGCATGGGTAGTGCTCGCCATGGATTCCAGTGATGACCCAATCTCCTGGGCAGACGATGTGTCCGCCTTCCAGCGTGTCAATCCATCCATGGTTGTGCATGATTTCTCCACAATACTTACATACGGTCTGTCCGTCCAAGCTTGGTGTGCGGTAGTAACGAACAATGTCGCCTTCCCATTCCTTTGCTTTGCGCTTTTCTGGTTGGAACTGGCGAAGTTCTCCATTTTCAAAACCATCATGAACCTTGCTGTAGTCCAGCGGGTGATCGCCGTTTTTGAACCATTGGGTTGCGTCAATAACGACTGGCTTTTTCATAAATTTCATTTCAACCTCCAATAAAGTCACCCAAAACCCACAATGCCCATGTAATCACTGATTCAGGGGCATCACCACCAGCGCGGACCAGATCAAGAATCCGTGCTGCTTCACGCTCTTCGTAGTTGTAGTGATTTCTCATGCTGACACCTTCATTCGTGCAATCTGCTCACGGATAGCCGCTGGCATTGGCTTACAGATTTGTTTGTCGCGTTCAATCTTCTCCAGCGCCGGGTCTTTCTCTGTTTTCGGTGTTTCAATCTTTGCGACTTGGAACACGCCCCGATAGCCGTAGATGGCTGATTTCTCTAAGCTGGCGTTGCAATCCCAACCGTCCGCATGAAACGCCATTAGCTTTCGGATTACCAGCTTCTGAGCAAGCGGAGTAAATGGAACCTTCATTGCTTTGCGGGATTCAACGAATGCGGCCCACAGTTCTGCGTCTATGTAAGCAGGTAGTGCAATCATTTGCCCTACTCCATGTATTCAATTTCTTGATCTGCAATCAAGTCTTTCTGCTTATATGCGTTGTCAATGTCTTTAAACCTATTCTTCGCCATGCTCAGATTGATCTTTGCCTGCTTAAAATAAGAGTCTTTCAGCTCGACCCCGATTGCTTTGCGGCCCAAGCTGACCGGGCTGTAAACCTCGCTGCCCACTCCCATAAATGGGGTCATGACAATCTCGCCCGCATTGGAGTAAAGCTCGACCAAGCGGTCGATCACATCCAGCTGTAGCGGGTGTACGTGCTTTTCGTCGTCCTCCTCTTTGCTGTCACGGAATGGCAACACGTTGTCGATCCGAATGTCATCCCAAACGCTGGACGCATACCGCTGCCAGATGTAATGCGACAGCTTGTTTGACTTCGGATCGGCGTGATCTGCGTACGTGTTTTTCAGGTGTTCCCAAAGCTCGTCAGCAGTGAATTTGCTTTCGTTTGCGTTGTTGAATGCCTGGAGAATGTTGGGCAGAATGGGAGTGGCCCCGAAGTACCGCTTCAGGCCTTCAGGGTGCGTCACAGGCACTGCGTTGTCGCCTTTCTTTGTCAGCACCAGCACGTAGTCAGGCATGGCCGTAAAGCACTGCGTGGAGTCTTCGACGATCAGCTTGTGCATCAGGCTCTTGACCATCGTACGCATGCGAACCTTGAGCGGTTCTTTCCAGATGGTGATCCGGTTGCGATACTGAAAACCATACTTTTCGTGCAGGCGGATGATTTCGTGCGGAAAATCCCAAAGTCGGCACGAATTGTCGAAAACATCCGTGCAATGCACCGCAGTAACCCGTCCTGGCTTTGTCACCCGAGCCATTTCGGAAATAAGGTATTCGTACTGGTCAAGAAACTGCTCTTTGTTTTCGCAGTTGGAAAAGTCGCGGTGATCGCTGGAATAGTTGTAGAGCCCAGCAAATGGCGGGCTGTAGATGGAAAGGTCAACACTGTTATCTGGCAGTGCTTTGATGACTTCCATGCAATCCGAGTTATAGATTGCATAGTCTTGCGTGATGACTTGATCTTTTGTCGTGCTCATACAAACTCCGGCAGCTTGGTTGATTGGTTAAATGGTTTTATGTGAAAGTTGAAAGGCTTGTTTGCTGCCTGCACCAAATTGCCGTACAGCGTGATGGCTTTTTCGGTCTTTTGCTTCAGGGCTTCAATGACTCGCTCTTGCCCTTCGCTGATTACCATGTCGCAGGTGACGGACTGCTTTTGCCCGAACCGCCAAAACCGGCGGATCGCCTGGTAATACTGCTCATAGCTCCAAGTCGGGAAAAACACGGTGTGATTGCAGTGCTGCCAGTTCAGGCCCATGCTGGTCATCTTTGCCTTCGTAATCAGGCGTTTGATTTCGCCCCTGGCGAACGAGACAAGGATTTCTTCCTTCTGGTCGATTGACATGCCGCCGATGATTTCAACGGCGTCACGATCCAGATCAGAAAGCAGATCGCTCTCGTCGTTCAGGTTGCACCAGTAAACGGATGTTTTGCCGGCGGCAAGCGTCACGGCACGTTCGCACCGCTCTTTGACCGTCAACTTTTGTTCTTCCCGAACCTCGGTCATCGTCGCCGCAGGCATGGCAAACAATGCGGCCTGTCCATCAATGCACCATGTATCGGCGTTGTTGACGATGTGGTTGTTGATCTTGAGCGGAGGAAGGTCATACCCTTCGTCTGAAAATCCAAGGTCCGAAGGCTTTTTGATCATTACTGACCACTGATTGACCCACGCAAAAAAGTCAGACTCAGCATGCGGCTTGAGATAGAACTTTTCACCGATGTTTCGGTTGTTTGAATCGACGCTGCCTTGGTTCGACTTAAAAAACCTCGTCAGCATGTCCATGTATCCCATGTAACCAAGGGCCTCGGAGCTGTTGCCAAGCTCGATGAAGTCGTTTGGTGATGGCGTGGCAGTTGAAAGAAACCGATAAGGGATGCGCTTGATAAATGCGACAACCTGATCGCGTGTTTTCCCGGCAAAGTTCTTCAGGATGCTGGATTCGTCCAGCATGACGCAGGTGAAATCGTCAGGATTCAGAAGGTGCAGCCGCTCGTAATTGCACACGACGATTTTTTTAGACATCCTGGCGTCTTTGATGTGTTCAATGTCTGAAACGCCAATACGCGATGCCTCGTCAATGAACTGAAAAGCCACAGCCAGCGGAGTCAGAATCAGCACGCGCCCATTGGTTTTTCGAACAATGTTTTCAGCAATGACGATCTGAATCAAAGTCTTTCCAAGGCCTGTATCTGCAAAGACCCCTATTCGCCCCTTCTGAATGGCCTTGGTGATGATTGCCTGCTGAAAGTCGAAAGCAGAATCAGGCATCCAAACCGGATCAAAACCAAATGACCCGGATGTGTGACGCTTTGCCGTGATGAATGCGGCGTACGAATTCATACCCCACCCCCCTCCGTCACCCGCGCTGCGGCGGGGCTCACTTCCCCATCCCTTCCAAAAAGTCGGCGTGCTCAGCCATTGCCGGATCGGACCCAGCTTCAACACCGGCCGGAAGCGTCTCACTCGGGGCGGCATCAATGGCCGGCGGGTTGTTGCTCGGGTTGATTTCGCCCGTCTCGGTGTCGATCGTCAGGGAGTCCGCAAATGCGTTGTCCTGGCGCTGCGCCGATTCGGCCTGCTCATCCAAGGCCACCGCCGTGGCAAGTTCAATGCTCACGGGCAGATACTTGAACAGCCGGCGAATGACCGTCTTTTTTGCCATTTCGTCAAAGTGAGAAACCCACGGCCCGCTCTGGCCGGCCTTGCTCTGGCTGCGCACGCGCTCGATCTCTGCGCGGCTCATGACTTCGAACTGCGTGCCGCCATCCTTCAATTTGGCAACGGCGTAGACGAAGCGCAACGGCCCGCGGTCGGATGCTTCCCAATCCGGCTCATGGGTCAGGTCAGGGTTCAGGCCAAGCGCGACATGGAACTTGTCGGCCGCATAGACCGCGCGCGCTTCGATGCTCAGGATCTGGCCGCTGCGCCGGGCCAGGTCAAGCATCCCGCGATAACCGACGATGAACTGCACCTCGGTGATGCCCTTGCGGCGGTTCTCGAACGGCAGAAGGTAGGCGTGCCCAAGCGCGCCGCCTGGCTCAAGACCGAGCTGTGCGCATTGCATGATCGCGCCCAAGAACGACGCCTGATCGCACCGGCCCAGCGCCGGGGTTTTGCGGACTTCGGTCAGGGCGATGCGCGCCAGCCGGTCGGCCGTCATGTGCTTTGGCAGGGCCAGCGCCATCTGCGATTTGATGCGCGGATCGTTCATGAGTCCGGCAATCGTGTTGTCCCTCGGTGCCTTGGTGTTGTTGCCGGCGGCGATCGCTTTCAGTTGTGCTGTGGACATGGTTTGGTTCCTTCGTGGTGGTGAAAATTGATGGGGTTCAGGCGAGCCGGAAAACCCGGCTTTCGCTGGTCTTGATGAATTGCTCGAACAGGGCAGGGTGCGCAGCGGCGAATGCCTTTTGGTCGAACCGTTTGGCCTGCTTAGACTTCCAGGTGCAGACCTTGGTGCCGCCGACCGTCAGCATGGCCACGTCTCCCATGCGCGTTTTCAGGGCCTTCTCGCAGCCTTCGATCCGTGCGTCCAGTTCCTTGGCCTCGATGCGCAGCGCACGCAATTCGTTGAGCGCGCTCAGTGCGTCGGCGTCAGAGTCAATCGGCGCGGCTTGGCCGTTGTCTGCCGGGTACAGCATGTAGAGGTCTTCCTCGGACACCGGAGGCGGCGGCGTAAGCGCCGACACGTAGCGGACCCAGAACTGAATGGCCTTTTCGCGAAGCGTGGCGATCAGCTCGCCGTCTGCTTCGACGGCGTAGCGCTTCAGATCGTCGCCGATCAGGGCGTAGACATCGCAATACTGGCGCCCGGTGATCCCGAGGCCCCATTGCACTTGCGCGAGGTAGTGCAGCGGAAGCGCATCGGTGCCAATGTCTCCCCATTCCTTGACCTTGAACGGGTGAACGGTCTTGATCTCGATGTTGATGTGCCCGCGCTTTTCGTCCTTCGCTTCGGCGTCGATCTCGCAAGCGAAGTAATCAACGGCCTGATCGGTGTAGCGTTCGTTCGCTGCAATGACATTGACGCCATGCTCATCGCGGATCATGTCCAGGATGTACGGTTCCATCCGCTTCCCGCGATTCAGAACGCGAAGGCGCGCGGCATCGGTTTCCGGCATGGCCGGCTGCGTCTTGTCGTTCCAGAGTTGCAGCGGCGTTTTCCACGGGCTGATGCCAAGGATGGCGGCCACATCCGATCCCCCGATGAATCTACGGCGGTCTGCGACCACGGACGGCCGTTCGATCAGTTCGATGTTCATCGTGCGCTCCAAAATCCAATGAGTGAAAAAACTGTGAAGATCACGCAGCCAACGGCAAGCACCGCCAGTGCGAAATCAAGCGCGAGGTCAATCAGATCGCGGGTTTCGGCGTGCGGGTCGCTGCCGTCGCTGTTGTCCTGCTCAAGCTGAGTGCAGCGGTGCGGGCAGGGATTGCGGCCTTGGTTGCATTCGTAGCTTTGGCAGGTCATTTGAAAAGCCCCGGAACGCAAATCTGAATAAGCTGGCCATCGACCTTCACGTTTTCCTCTGAAAACCTGATAGTCGATTTTTTCGGAAGTGATACCGACGCCTTGATTGAAAGCATCCTTGAATGCTTGCCATTGCTGCTCACGCAGTAAGTTCCCTTTTTTTCATTTGTCCGCTTCAGGACAACTTCTTTTGTCACTGAATCAAGGCCAACAAAAACACGATCCCCAGCGACAAAGCGGAACTTTGAAACAGCTTCATTGCTTAGGCGAATGCAAAGTTGCAGCCTTGCCCCGACCTTTTGCTCGGAAATGCTGACGGCTCCGAATGTGATTTCTTCACTTCTTCCGCGAATAGGTTTCAACCAATCAATCATTTATTCCACTCCTCGCACATCCGGCGCAGTTGCTGGGCCGCGCTCCTGTTGATGAAATAGGTAAGGCGCTGCAGCGCTTCGGCGCACAGGCAGTCTAGGTCGGCTTGGGTCACATCCGCTCCCAGATCAGAAGCGCGACAAGGTATAGAAAGGCTGCGACCATCGCCCAATTAGCGGCGCGGTGCCCACGGCTCGGACGCTCGATGGCGCATCCGTACTCAGCCCCGGTCGGGAAGGCTTCCGCGCTGGTGCGCGGGAATTTGCGGGTGTTCACAGCACCTCCAGATCGTTGGCGAGGTCATCCATTGCGCCGATGGCTGTGTTTCCTGCGTCGGTATCTGCCCATTGCGTCTTGAATGTTTTTGCAGCAAGACAAAACAGAATCTGCCGAATCACGTCCTTTGAAAACTTGGCATCCGGGATTGCGCGGATCGCGCTGAGGGCTGGCGCTGCGTACAGATCGGCTAGCGCTTCGGCTTCCTGCTTGGCCATGTATTCGGCATCGGCGAGGCGGTGCTCTTCGGTGTAGGCCGTCGCATCCATCCAGGCGGGTCCGGATTCGATGCGTTCGATGTTGGGTAGGTAGCTCATCTGGTGCTCCATCGGTTTGTGTTGCGATGGGATTAATGTATCACCAAACAGCTCGCCGCGCCGCAAAATAAAAAACTATTGAAATTTGCATTTGATAGTTTTTATTTATGACTATATGCACAGGAGAGTGATACTATTTGCGGATGAAAACACCAAACAAGGAAACCAAGGTCGGCGGAATCCGCCTGTCACATGACGATTGGCGCAAGCTGCGGGCGATCATGGCTGCGCGCGGAAGCCGAGAGTGGTTGGAAAAAATCATCCGGCGCGAATTTAAAAAAGTTGCATAACTTTCGAGATATGGTTTATGATGCTTTTGAGAACTCGGCTAGGTGCGGACTGATCCCCGCGCCGAAAAGCGAACCTGACGCCTGCCGCAAGTTCCACTTTCAGGGCCGTCAGGCAAAAAGATGACCAACCCGCAAACCTGGCCCGGAACGGGCATTCACAAGAGTCAGGCCAACGCTTTCAACTGGCGTGGCGCTCCCTCTCAAATCTTCGCCCGCCATCCAAACGAGTTCAAGCACGGCACCCACAGCGCCAACGGCGTAAAGGAGCGTGCAACAACTGATTTCAAGGCGTCGCCAATGCAATCCGCCATGGCTGATCTGCGCAAGAGTCGTCACGGTGGCGCGTATTCGCGTGCTGCGGCAAAGGGGGAGTGATGTTGAGCGACTCAGAGCGTGAAGCGCACATCAAGGATTGCGGTCGGCTGATGCAGGAAGCTATGCAAAGGTATGAGCAGTCCGGCAACTTCCATGACCGTGCCGACGCGGACGCCTGGCGAATCCTGATGGAGCGCGCAATCAAGGCGAGAAGCCCTGAACAAGTGGCCCTGATGGAACAAGAAATGGGAATTTCCCAATGAGTTTTCACCCGGCTAGGTTAGCTACCGAAAAGCAGAACGCCCACTGCCTGCCGACGTGTTTTTGGGCTGAATGGAAGGGCGGTCATGAATAAAAAGTTTTGGGAAGACATGCGCGCGAATGGCTTTTTGCTCGTTGATGCAGAGCAGAGAAAGATCGCCATTTTTGCAAACGAAGGCGGCGAACTTGTCATCGCTTCTTATGAGGGTAAAGGAAGTTGTGTTTCAACGATCTGCCCGACAGAGTTCGCCCGGCTTGATGAGTTGATCTCTGATGCAAAAAAGATTGCTCTCGATATTGATGCAAATCTTTCAGCCGACTACAAAGCCCACGAAGTCATTTGCAAGGCGTCTGACCGCAAATGAACTACTACCCGTTTCATTTGGGCGATTACGCCGCCCATACCGGCCACCTGGAGCCGATGGAAGACCTTGCATACCGGCGCCTTTTGGATGTTTATTACATGCGAGAGGGTGCGTTGCCAGCAGATATTCAGGTGACTTCAAAGCTGGTCCGCATGAGATCAATGTCAGGCGATGTCGAGGCCGTGCTGAACGAGTTCTTCACGCTCACGCCAGCAGGATGGGTACACGCCAGATGCGAGTCTGAAATAGAGGCGATGCAGGAGCGCCAGAACGTTGCGAAAGCAAAGGCAAACAAACGCTGGCATAAGCCGGTTGCGGAACCCAGCATTGCAGAGTCACGGACTCAGCATATGCAGGAAGAAGAACACAGCAATGCCACGGCACCAAAAAATAATGCTGCAGCATATCCAGCAGCAGATGCCACAGCACAAAAAAAAGATGCTGATGCAATGCTCCCAACACCAACACAAACACCAATAAAGAATACAGCGACGCAAAGCATCGCACCGCCTGACGGCGTTTCAATTTCTGTTTGGCAAGACTTCCAGAAACTCCGGAAGACCAAAAAAGCACCGTTGACAGAAACAAGCCTCGCCGTGATCAAGCGGGAAGCGGAAAAGGCCGGGTGGTCGGTAGACGCTGCTCTGCAGGAATGCTGCGCCAGGGGGTGGCAGTCGTTCAAGGCGGACTGGGTTGTTGCAAAACAATCTGCACCCGAAAGCATGTTCGCAGGGGCCATCTGATGAGCCTGCAAGACCTGACCTACCTCCGCATTTCCGGCAAGGTGCCGACCGCCGTGTGGGTTGTCGTTGGAGACCGCCCACGGATGCAGATCGACGGCCCTGATCTGGTGCTGATCCGGCCGAATGACGATGTGAGGCGGATGGATTTTCGCCCACTGATCGGCTTGCATGTTGACGTTTTCGAGAGCGGTGATTACCCGGAATTGTTCGACGCGACGGCGCTGGCGATCGATGCCGCGAAGCCGAAGACAACCGGGCTGGCTTGTCGCAACGGCACAAGCGGAGTGTCTCAGTCGCATGAATTGATTTTGAAAAGAACATGGGAGTTGCTCTGTGGAACTGATTGACGACCAGATCGACTTCTCGATCTACCTGCATGAGACGGACCACCAGACCAAGGTGCGGCCGGCGAGCGAATGGATTGCAGACCTGAAAAAACGCCTGCGCGGACAGTCGCAGCGAAAGAAGTTTCTTTTGCCATGGGACAAGGCTCGCGAGAACTTCGAGTTTCGCCCGGGTGAAGTGTCGGTGTGGTCAGGGCAGAACGGGCACGGGAAAAGCCTGCTGACAAGCCAGGTAGCTCTGAGCTTGATGGGACAAGGCGAGAAGGTTTGCATCGCCAACTTCGAGAGCAAGCCGGTCACAACGATGCAGCGCATGGGCCGCATGTTTGCGGGCACAAACCCGTTCAGCCCTGAGTACCAAGGGGATGCCGGCGTTGAAGCGATCG